TCACGCCGCTCAACTTCAGATTGCACCTCGGGAGGCAAGGCGCCCCACTTTTCGGCCACTTCCTTGCGCCAGGTGTTCGGCGCTGCTTTGGTGACGACCTCGGGCTTTTCTGCCGCCTCATCAACTTCTTTGATCAGAGGCTTGTCAGGAGCAAACTTGCCCTTTTCATCCCGAACCTTCTCAGCCTTGACCGGCTCTGGCTCGGATTCAATCTCAGCGCCTTTTTCCTTGAGACTTCGCAGAGTCTCGCGGATCGTGTCGTCCATGGACTTGGGTTCAGGAGCGTCTACAACCGTGTCAACGGGTGCTATGTCGTCGGGGGTAGCCCCTTCGTTTTCAAGCATTTACTTTTCCTTCGGGCAATAAAAAAGCCACTCGAAAGTGGCCTTGGTGGTGAGCTGGAAAGCTCTAAAGCGTCAGCGCGTTCTGCACTGCCGTGGCGGCTTGTGCTGCGCTATTGGTCTGTGCAATGTCCATCCAGCGCGACCGGCCGGCGTAAGGTGCCGTAACACCCACCGCAAAGATCGTGGTGATGGTTGCGCTGTCTGTGTTGAATCGCTCCAGCGTGATCGTGCGGCCAGTGCCGGTTGCATCGAGCTGGGCTGTCAGTGTTGCTTCAGTGAAGGCCATGTGTGTTCCTTAACCCGCTTCTGCGAGTGCTTGCTGTTTCTTAGCTTCTGGCATGTGCTGCCAGGCTGTGCGGACTGCGTGATCAAGGGCTTGATCCTGCTTTGCTTCTTCGCTCTTCTTCATTGCGTCGGAATGGGCTTTTTCATTCTTCATTCCCTCCCATTCCCTCGTCCCCGTAGACTTGAAGTCCTCGCGGCGCTGTCTCGGGGTCTCGATCCACTTACCAGAAGCCGGGGACTCGTAACCAGGCATCACATAGACCGCTGCCGAGCGCGTCGGGAAGGCATGCATGATCAGCTTGTCTTTCCATCCTTGTTCGGGGTCTTCGTAATACTTGCCATTGATCTCCAGCCAGGTCGCCTTGTCGGCGTCCGTGAAACCCAGATCAGTTTGAATTTGTTCGTAGTTCATAGCAGCATCAAAATGTCTTCAATGTCCTGTTCGTCAAGGTCGGCTTCTAAGATGGCCTGCATCATGGCCGTGTAGGCCGGGTCAATCTGTTTGACTACGGCCCTCTTCTGCACCTTCTTTTTAAGGCTATTCAGATAAGCCACAGCCTCTTGGTCACTTTCAAACAAGTGCACCTTGTCTTTGACCTGGACCTGATAGCGCTTCTTGTATCCGTGTGGTGCGTCATCTCCGCCAACCTTGACCGGCTGGTCGCCTGAAACCAAATCATCAATGCTCTGTCCCGTTACCAGGTAGGAGCCATTGAACAAGTCATCCGCATATGCGGTGACACCCGTCTTAACGTCTACAAGGTCCAAGCCTGTGTAAACGTATGAGCCCTTAGCCAGGGCATCGAGCCTAGCCAGCGAATCAGCAATTGCCTTGCCTGTCAGCACATAAGCACCAACAGCGAGCGAATCGGAAACAGCCTTGCTGTCCGTTAGGGCTTTGCCAGATAGCGCATAACTGCCGGCGCTCAAGCTGTCAGCGTAGGCGACTGAACCGCCGCCCGTAGTCACAACATCTGTAACTAACTGACCCGCTATCGAGTACGAACCCTTTGCAAGTGCATCAACACGCCCAACAGCATCAGAAACCGTCTTGCCTGATAAGGCATAAGCACCGGCAGCAGCTGCATCACTGCGAGCTACTGAGTCTGATGCTGTCTTGCCTGCTACTGCATACCCACCAACACTTAACGTGTCTGCATAGGCTGTAGGGCCACCCGCTGACACCCAGGTCGTCAGCCCTAAGACCGCATCAACTGGCTGGGCGGTTGCGCTTGCTGCACTTGCAAACGCCTGGTTGTTTATGCCATCAACGAGCTGCGATGTGCCCGGCGTTGCAGGCGTGGCAAACGCATCATTGGCAATTACGCCATCAATGAGTTGCCAGGTCATTTAGTTGAACTCGAACCACGCCCCGTTGACGAGGAGCTTTCGGTTTGCAGTGGTCACGGCAAGCGTAGACCAGACCACAATGCCTTCCCCCGGAACCAATACCAATTCATCGTCCTCGTCCTGCGGGTTCCACTCGTCGGACTGCGCGATCCAGTGGCCTGCGCCACCTGTCACTAAGTCCATTGTTTGGCCGACAAGGCCATACACATCGCCCAGCTTCGTAACTGTGAGGCCTGTCATTGCAGTGGCAATCAAGCCCTGAGCCGCAGCATCTGCTGTTTTGCGCTTGGCGGGTGTTGTAGCTGCTGCTGACAATGTTCCTGTGAATGTGATCCGGGATGTATGAATCAACGGAGCAATCAGGTCAACCGCCAAAGTGGTGCTGAAGTTCTGTTTGAATGAAATCCGGTCAACAGCGATGTTCACCGTAGAAGACAGTGGGTTGATCAGGAACAAGAATCCTGTTGTTGTTCCAGTGTGAGCAGCCGTAGGGATTGCTTGAGCAGGAATGACGAACTTGTACTGACCTGTTACGGTGCGCTCAGACGAAGGAATGAAGAAGTACTCTTCCACCGTGTTCGCACCTACAACGCTCTCCTTGGTGCGGATCTTCTTACCGGTGTTGCCCGTGTCAAGCGGGAGAATGATGACTTGGTCTGTTTTCGCTGCCATTAGGTCACCGTGTAAGTTCCGTTGGTTGCATCAAGCGTGGGTGTATAGGTGTCACCAGCAGCCAGGACAGTTGCTGCGCCACGATCCCAATACCCAATGCACTGCGTGTTTGTCAAGTTGTAGAGAATCACATACTGAAACGTGAAGCCGCCGCCGGATGCAGTCCATGTTGGGGATACGGGAGCGGCCAAAACGAGCTTGTAAACACCAGCCGTCTGCGCTGCACTGGTTACTGAACAGGCGACACCGCCAGCGGTATATCCACCTGATGTAGCCAATTCAGTTGCGCTTGCAGCCGTGGTGTTCGTCGCCACGTTTGGAGCAGTGTTGGACAGGATCAGGCGCCATGAATCAGTGCCGGCATTTGCTGCCTCCTGTAAAACCTCTGTGCCGATTTGGTACTTAACGTATGTGAGCGTTGCCATTATTCAATCCCTACGACTTTTCCATCTGTCCCACGAACTATTCTTTTAGGCTTGCTCAAGTGAGCCACCACCGCATCAAGCGTGGCCTTCTGGCTGCTTGCTTGTGCCTTTGAATCGCCCTCCACCGCCTCACCCTTAGAGGCAGACATAGCTGCGCTGGCCTGGGCAGTCTGCAAGGTCGTGGCGGCTGCAATCTCAGCAACTTCAATGGCTTTGCGGTATTCGATGGTTGCCTTCTCGCGCTCCCATTCGATCTTTGCCATCTCGATTTGCAGTTTGTATTGCTGCTCACGGTCGGCCTGCGCGGCTTCCAAGTCCATGCGATGCTGGTCGCGCTGGGCTTCAATCTGGTTCTGTGCGTTGATTTGCTGGGCCTGCATCTCTTGCTTATGCTGCTCCATAGTCATGGAGTTCTGCGCCTCCATCTGGTCAGCCTGGGCCTTTTGCTGCATCTCGCGCTGGTGCTGCTGATCTGCGAGCTGGGCCTTCATCTGCTCCAACTGCGCTTCATGCTGCATCTGTGCCTGGGCTTGCTGGCCTTGCACCTGGGCATTCATCTGCGCGGTCTGTTGAGCTGCTTGGGCCTTCATCTGCTCGATCTGCATCTGGCCGGCGTTCGGATCCTGGGGTTTGGGTTGCTGCATCTTCTCGATGGCATCCTCAACCGCTGAACCCAGCTTGGCACGGCGAACCACGGACAGCATCAGTTCTTTGACCGTCTCAATGGGCATGCCGCCGTTTTGCATCAATGGCTCAAGAGCCTGGAACATGCCACCAATGCCCTTGATCAGTCCGCCGAGTTCCGTCATGTCGGATTCTTGGCTGGCCGAGAGAGTCGAGTCCGTCTCAATGTCCACCCGATATGTCCTGGTGGCATCGTCGTGCAGAGCTTTGACAACCGCTTCCCATGTCACAACACCAACCGGCTTTTGTGGCGGCTGTGGTGGTGGCTGCTGCGGAGGCTGTCCAGGCTGCGCAGGCTGATGCATCTGCATCTGGTACTGCTGCATGGCCTGCTGGTACTGGCCCATCTGTTGGGCGTACTGCTGATCCAACTGCGCCTGGTGCGGCAGGCTGACCAACGTCATCGCTTCAAGAGTGGCCGGCTGGAACTTCTCCGCAATGATCTCAGCCTTCAGCCTGACCAGGTCACGGATGTAGCGCTGAACTTCAAGCTGCATGCGCTGGAGTCTTTGAGTTCCCCACTGCGTCTTGATCTTCTGCGCGCCAAACGTTTCATTCGGGTCAGATGCAGAGCGCATGATGTCGCTGATGCCGGTAATCTCGTAAATCACCTGTTTCGTGGCATCGCGTTGGGCGTAAAGCTCCTTCAACACCATTGCTGCGGTGTCGATCGGCATCATCCAGATTGCCTTCTCAAGCCCACCGCGCTCCAATAGTGCTGTGACGTTGGCAGCGGCGATCAGCTCGTTGTCTCCGGCCTTCATCAGCTCAGACAACTCAGAGAGCGTCGAGTCGTAAATACCCCGAACCTTCAATGCGTTGATGATCTTGTTGATCCGCATTGAGATCAGGTTCAATTCCTTGGCCTGCTGCTCGTATTGGGCATACAAGGGTTGAGGAATCAGGCTCTGATCGTTCTCAATGGCGTACAGAGGCCGCGGGATCGGGAAGAAGCCTTGCAGCTCCATCGGATCGTCCTGCTCTTTCAGAATGGTCGGATATGTCGGGCAAAGCCACAAGACTTCTTTCTCGTCCTTGTCCCAAATTTCCCAGACTTCTGCGGTCTTGAATAGATCATCAACGTCCTTGGACTTCTTTACGTCCTCGTCTTCAACTGAATCGAGCGGCACTTTCTTGCCAATTTCCTCGCCAAATTTCTCTGTGCAATCCTCGCGCGTGAACCGATGGCGAAAAGCCACCCAGCACACCTCATCCCATGTCTTGCCGGCTGAAATGCGAAGATCATCCCACTGGATGCGCTCACAGACAACTTGCTCCCAGTCGATTTCCTCATAGGCTTCTGACTCTTGTGTGTCGTCGTCAGCTTCAGAATCTTCCCCAGCAATCTGCTTGATGTCCGGCACATAGCGCACACGACTGACAGAACGACCAGGCAGAAGCATCGCCAGCACATCGCCCTTTATGACTGCATCAAAGTCGTATGTCTCTTGGGCGAATTCCAGCGCGCGGGTTAGAACCTCGCTTACGCTCTTTCCCAGCGGATCTGCGTCTGTGTACCGGCGGCGTACTTGCGGCTCGGGTAGGCTGTTATAAACCGCCTGGCGCAAGGTTTCCGTGTTTGTCCACAGAATATTGAAGGAGTTCGTTGCGGCAGTCTCTGGAGCGTAGGTCTTGTAAATGTCCGAGACCTTCTTGCGCCATGCACTCTCCCGCTTGTCAGCCAATTTAAGCTCAAGCTTCCACCGGCGCGCTTTGGCCTGTGGCGTCTTGCCTAAATCTTCCTTCTTCTCCAGCGAGTTGGCTAGAGAATCTCCGTCGAGTGCCATTACGCCAGGGCCACCAACAGAGTTGCGGTCGTGTTCGTGGCCATGATCTGGCCGCCATCAATCAAGATGGGCAAGATCGAGCCAACCGGCGGCGCAGTGAACGTCACAGCCGTAGCTGATGCGCTGGTCTTCACTGCCACATTACCGGCGCCACCGACATAGATTGCACGGCAAGTGACGGGTGTGGTGTCGCTGGTGGTCACGGCCTGGGCCGATCCAAAGCTGCCAAATGTGAGTTGGGTCATTCTTCTTGCCTTTTGCGGGTCTGCCGCTTGATGATTTCGCTGATGGTCCGGTCTTGCGGCCAGCGGGTTGTGGGTTGAGCCTTGGGCTTCATTTCTTCACGCCACACCAAACAGGCATATCGAAATGCGTCTGCGTAATGGCTCGTCCAGTCGTGCCTAGGCTTATCCCTGAAACACTTCTTGTCTTCGTCGTACTCTCTCTGGTACTGCTTGAGAGCGTCTAGGCCATCAACGCACTTGGCGTCAATGAAACAGTCTCCAAGCGTCAATCTGGCGGCTTGCACACCATCAATCAGTCCCAACTCAGGGACGATGCGGGGCTTCCAGTCAAGGACGCGAAACTGTTCTTCAATACTCCGACCTGTCTGCAAGCTCTTGGCCCGGGCATCGTGCGGAAGCCACAGCCAGTCGCCGTATGCGTATTTCCGCTCGATCAACTTGTCGTGGTAGTGCTGGATTGGTTGGCCATGCGTTGCATAGCAATCGATCAGCCTCAATTCCTTGCCCACCTGAAACCACCAGATTGCCGTGTCGTCCGACCATCCCAGATCAAGTACCGCGTGGACTTTCAACTCTGGGTCATACAAACCCGGCTTGATTCGTCCCTGCTGTTCGGCCAGCCAGATTTCTTTGCCGAAGATCGCACCAGGTAGAGCGGCATCAAAGTCGCATTCCATTTCCTGGCGCCATGCATCCTCTGTCAGTTCAAGCTGCAGCTCTGCAAGCTCGTCGGCCGGCAACAATCCGGATTCACTGGCCTTGACCGTCAGGCAGAGCCAGTTCTCGTTGACCTGGGCGTGGCAGTACATCTCCCAGAACTGGTTTCGGCCTTTTGGGGTGCCAATAAGCACAGCCCATCCTTGCCGATCAGCCAGTGCCGGGCGAATAACGTAACCCCATACTGAGGGCTTCCAGTCTCCGTACTCATCCGCCACAAGTCCATCGAAGAACTGTCCACGTAGGGCGTCTGCGTTGTCTGCTCCGAAGAGCCGGACACGCGCTCCATTCGGGTAATCAATACGCAGCTCAGATTCATTTACGACAATGCCTGGTATGACTGCGCTAAACCGCTTGAGGTAGTCCCAAGCAACACTCTTGGCCTGAGAATAAAACGGCGCCACATAAGCAAACCGTCCATCCGGCATGGTGCAAGTAATTGCGGACTTGATCAGCTCATTGATGCAAGCAACTGTCTTTCCAGCTCTACGGTGGGCAACCACCACCGCCCAGCGGCACTTCCTGTAGTGAAGGGGCAGGAATGCTTTGCGGGGCATGTACGGGATTGTGATGACCGTCATTCAGCCCAACGGAATGAAACTCCTATATCCCCACCTCCAGAGCCGGTGTGTTCAATGGCAGCCAGTCTGGGGTGCATATACGGCGCCGCAGCCTTGGCAGCCTCAAACTTCATGGCCATGGCCTTCCACATGGACTCGGGCTCCATCTCATCGGAGATTTTCTTGCGCATCACTTCAAGCATGTACTCCAGTGGGCTTATCCCATCCTCGAAAGAACGTGCTGCGATCTCTTGAGACCGTTTTGTAGTTGCGCCAGCTTTGCGTCCAGCGCCTTTACGCGCGCCACCTCTACCCTTTGATTTACTTTGATTAATTTCAGACACGATTTGCCTTTCGCCGGGGTAGCCCAGTTATTAGCCAATAAAGAAAGCCCCGAAGGGCAAAGATCAGTGATCAACTGATCAAGGGAGATGTTCGCAGCGCACCCACCAGGTGCCAGGGAGTGACTGGCGGCCTAGTGGGTGTTTTGTCGCTGCTTAGGTAGATTCCACATCTACCGGATGCCACCGCAGTGCACGACCACAGCAATGAAGAATCTGTGTGTGCTGGCCTTAAAAGGTCTGCGCGGTGGTTTTGGAGAGGGTGCAGGGTGCGATCTAAGGGATAGACAGCCTGTGATTGATGATCGACCCCGCATAAAGCAAAAAGCCCCGCAGATTACTCTGAAGGGCTATTTTTAGAGGCAGTTATCCACCTGCGAAAATTAGAACCGTTTTTTTTTGTTTCGTCAACACTTTTCACAAGATCCCCGCACCCTGCAATTGAACGGTCAGAGCCGCCCTCGCCTTCACCAGGATCATCTGGCGTTCGATTGGATCTTGCGGCAGCCTGGCCGAGTTCCACACATTCCGACCTGTGCAAAGGTTGCGTGCCTGGATCTGCAATGCGGTGCGATACACATCCAGCAGACCCATGATCAGGTGATCCACCGCGGCCATGCGGGTGTGCTCGATGTCAGAGTCGATGATTTCAGACACCGTGTCCCATTGCCGGCCGTTCTTGCATTCACGGAACATGGGCGAGGTGTTGATTCCGCCAACGTGCTGATAACCCCGGGCCCACCGGTGCCAGTCACAAAGCATTGAATTCAGGATTTCATAGCTGTCATTCATCATGCGTTCACCTTTTCCAATTCTTTAAGCTTTTCCCGGTACTTGGCTTTAATGGCCCTGAGTTCGTCTGCTTCCCACTTGTGCACCTGGTTGTCATGTTCCAGCGCTTCGACTCGCGCCAGACCAATCCTTGAGATCAGTCCGATCCTGTAATCGACTGCCCGGCCTGCTCCGTGTCTGTTGCAGATGACGAGCTGGCGGTGTGTGTTGTCTTCGTTGAATCTGAGGTGGGAGGCACTTCCAGTGGATCTGTAGTGGCCTGCATCCCAGCCATGCGCTGACAAGCCATAGCCCATGCTTTCAGTCCTTCCACAGCAAATGCAGGGTCGTAGATGATCACGTTGTCTGATGTAAGCATTAAATGCAAATTGAGCCTCGCGGATAAGTTGGGGAATGGTCTTGATCTTTTCTTTACGTGCTTTGTCCCGCTCGGAGTTTTCCTTTTTCGCAGCCTTGACCAGCCTAGATGCACATATTGGGCTGCACACCGACTGCAGCGGCCTGGCAGGAATAAAGCAGGATCCGCAGTGTTTGCAAGACTTCATGGCCGGTATGTCTCCCAGCTTGTCGCGCTGAACTGCACACCCAACTCGGTCGAAGCATAAAAAATGACCTGCTCGATGTACTTCGACATGGGCTTGACCTTCATGCCTTTGGTCGATCCGAGAGTGGTGGAAACCACGGGACGCTTGCGGCCGGCAATGCGCTCGACCTTCTTTTTCCTGGGTAGGTACATGCGCTTGAACAGGTTGTGCCAGGCATCGGTGGTGTACCGGATGCCGTCCACCTTGGCCTGCTCTGCGATCTCGGTGTAGACCACACCCCATAAGAATCTGCCCTGCTGGACGGTCTTGGCATCGTCTTCTGGCTCAACGGTGACTGTCAGCCGCTCGATGCCCTGGTCCCACATGGATCGGCAGAACGGCGCAATCTGTTGCGTAATGCAGGCCTTCGCCTGATCCGGATTGATGAAATAGGTCTGTAGGGCGAAGCTCACAGTTTCAGCCATGGCATAAGCCCCCTGACTCGTCGGTATTCAGCCTCGGCATATTCCCGGTCAAAAGTTGCGACCCATGCGTAGTGCTGGACGATGACAGTGCGTAGGCGGTTTTCTGCTTCCGTGAGATTCCATGTCCGCAGGTTTGGCGCCACTGCGGCACACGCATCACGGATCCCATGTGGCACAGGCGGCGCAGTGCGCTGGCCGCGATCTTTGTCCTCCATCCGGTGATCTCCAGAATTTCCGGCCATGTGAGTGGTCCGTGCTCGAGCAGCATTTGCAGAGCGTAGGTGCGGGTCATGCTGCCACCGCCTGGCCACGGACTCGGGCTTTGTAGGTGTGCCATTGCTCGGAGCATTGGTCCCACGGTTTCATGCCTTTTGACAGGGCCAACGCCTCGACGGATGCCCGGCTATCGGGATCTAAAACGCTTGGCGCAGCACCTGAATTTTTCGGCGCCTGCTCGTTGGAAAGCCAGGTTTTCCACCTGTGCAACGTGCGCTTTTCGGGCGGATAGTGGTCGTTGAAATTTTCCCAAACAGCCTCGGCGTCAATGTCCGGGCGGGCTTTTGCGGCGGTTTTGAATTCGTCCGAAAAGTGTGTGTGCGGCGGAATACCCACACACACATCTTTAGCTACAAAAGTAGGTTTATTAATACCTTTAGGTGTAGGTGATGGTGTAGGGCATTCATCATGCATATCCTCAAGAAATGCTTGTGGCATGCTTGGAGCATTGCTTGAAGGTTTGCTCCAGCGTTTGTCTGCGGCTGCTTTTGCTTTGCGTGTAGCCGCATCCTGGCGTGCATTTGCATTGCTCATTTCCTGCTCAACGCGCTTGTGCCACCAGACTCCATCTCCTACTTTGAAGAAGGCGCATAGCACTGGGCGCATCTTTTTCCACTCCGACTTATCGAGCTTCGCAATGCTGCGCAGCTGGTCATCGTTGTCCGGAAGCGGTGAGCGCTTGCGCCAATAGGCCATAAGCAAAAGGAAATATGCGCCGTGCTGGATCGTTGTCAGATCCATGGTGTCTGCCAAGTAGGATCCAATCCACAGTGGCATCCAGGTATCAGTTTTTTTGTCGCTCATTTGCGGCCCCTTTATGCGACCAGCCGGTGCGCAAAAATGAACGCTGCAAGCTTCTGAACTTGAAGGCCAAGTGACATGGCAATGTGGTGCTCAAGGGATGCGCCGCGCGAAGTTTCCCAGCCCTCCATCAGCACCAGCATGTCGCAGTCGACCAGGTACTTGATGTCCAGCTTCATGCACTCGGCCCATGGAGTTGTGGGGTCCTTGTTGAGCTCGGCCGGGTTGATCACCCTGTAGCCGAGTTCTCGCAAAACATTTGCGGCTGCGTTAAATGCCGGAAAGTTCAGGTCTTTATGGCCAGTCATCGGCCCTGCAAGATATATTTTCATTGCATGGTTCCAATCTGCTGTTGGCCGCTAGGTGGCAAGTGGTAGCCGTTCGACTGGATCCAGGTGAGCCCTTTGCCTGTTACCTTGGTACTGGTGAAGTTCCTGGGCTGCCCATTCACATAGCTTGATGTCTCAATTACCTTGAAGTAGCCAGCATCGATGTAGTGCTGATACGGTAGGTTGTCGTGCTTGAGGATGCGGCGCTCGCGCAAGTAGCGAATGAGGCGGTTTCTCCCTGTCTGGCAAACCTTGGCGGTCTGCTCAAAGCTCTGGCAGTTGGCGGCTGTGGCCACGGTGTCAAAAAATGCGGCCTTCGGAGCCTGTGATTCGATCAGCAGCTGCTGCACTTCGACCTTCTCAACCAGAACCAGGCGTTCCTGCTCGGCTTCCATGGCCAGCTTGATCAGATCCATACGACTAAGTTCGGCCGGCTTAGCTGCTTGACTCTCCAGCTCGGTCATTCGGTCGTACACCTTGGCCTGCAGGTCGTAGCTGTAGCTCATGGCCATCAGGCAAGCCTCGCGTTTAGGAAGCCGGTAAATTGGGTAAGACTGACCGTTCTGTGGATTGACGTGGGTGTCCCGAAATTTTGGGGCACCCTCCCCAAGAACTTTCGGCACCTTTGCCATGAAGTGGTCATGCCGAAGCTCGCTTTCGCGCTCCTCAGTGGAATTAATGAAGTCCACCAGATCCAGGCTGGTCATGGTCACTTGTTGATTTGCGATTTGAATGTTCATCGTGGTGCCCTCGTGGAACTTGGAACAAATGCGGCTAGGGATGCTTCACGGTTGACGCGCAATGCAGATTTCTTTGCAGATCGCTGGCGCTCGTAGATGCGCTGCTTCTCCAGGCGCAGCTCGTGAGTGGTCGGCTGCCGTACTGGCTCAGGTTCCTTACGCCAGGTGAAGGCGGTGTTGGTGGATCGCGGTGTGCCATCCGGCCACGTATGTGCGGCATCGAACGTCATTCCGTTGTGCTACCCGGCGCGCCCGTTAGGTATGGATTGCCCCGCAACATTCGCGCAACTAAAGTTTGCTTATGGCAAATCAACTTCACATGGGCATCGAGCACCGCAATGACGTATGCATTGCGATCCAGACCCTCTGCGTGAGCGATGGCGTCAAGTGCCTGAACGAGCTCGGTAGGCGCCAGTCCACGGAGCTCGGTCTTTTCGTTGGCCATAATTTAGGCGACTGCCTTCTCGATCAGCTCGGGAAGCTGCCTATCTCCACGATCAACCGCCTGGAAAAAATCAAGCAGCGGCTGGATGGTTTGTACGCCCGGGTTCTCCCGATCGGAATATGCAATCTTGCGTGGAAGCGTTTTTGCAATCCCACACTCCAGTGCAATTGGCTCCCAGAGACCCGGTCCAGATTCTTGAAGCCTACGCTTCAGATAGTCGATGATTGGTTCCATGGGCGCATTCTAATCCCAAATTTGGGAATGATGCAAGCCCATGGATGGGATTTAAATTCTGGCAGACTTTCCCCATGACTTTGCGCGAAGTTCTCTCCCAAAACTTCAACAAACTGAGGAAGGCCAGTCCGACTTTAAAAAATTTGGATCAGCTCGTCAGCAAAGGCGCTCCATCCAGGGGTACTTTGGATCGGATCACCAGGTGCGAGGTTGACTTAGGGATAGACAAACTGGAGCCGCTAGCCGAGGTGTTCGGCATTGAGCCGTGGCAGCTATTGCACCCGGACTTTGAACCAGGGGCAATGGACAATGGTTTAGTGTTGTCCGCAGAGGAACATAGAAGAGTTCACAGCCATCTGGCGCAATCTATTGCGCTACTTGTCGATCAGGTTCCAGACTCGGACGAGTCGACAAAAACGCAGATGCTGATAGCCGTTTCACGCATAGCCCAGGAATGGAATGAGCGCCAAAAATCCAATTCTCCATCAGTTGCCGGTCTGAAAAAACCAGCAACTTCACGCCGAGTGAAGACATAACGGACGCCGTCTTGTGTGCAGCATCAGCTTGGCCTGGCTCAACGCATACAACCGAAATAATTGTTTTCATTTTCCTCCTTGATTTACTGTCTATTTAATCAGTGAAAAAGCGGACGCACAAGACCCCAGTGGGGACATATCCTGTGTAAATCCTGTGGATATATTGTAAGTTTTAAGAAAGATTGACTTTAAGCAAGGTGAGGCATCAATCAACCAGTTGAATCGCCAGATCTGATTTAAACCAGGAAAGATATGAAAAAGTTGCTTTTGATTGTTTGCATCCTGCCGACCATTGCCCTTGCAGCTGACGACAAGATTTACCGATGCGGCGAAGAGTACACAAACACAGTGACCCCCGAGCAGGCAGTGAATTGCAAGCAAATTTCTCCCCCTCCACTCACGAAGGCTGAAGAGGCAAGATGGCAAAAATGTCGCCTTGAGGCAGCCAAAGCCCCGACCGAAATGGGCGTTCGAGTAGCACTGCGCGTGTGCTACGACCAAAGCCTGAAAAAGTAACCGTCATATCGTTTCCCGCCAGCCGCCCACCGAGGCGGCTTTTTTACGCCTGCATTAAGGGCTTAGGGTTAACACCTAAAAAATATTTTGCTGTAATCCCACTTTTGGGCTTTACTAATCCCATTTTTGGGATTACATTAATTCCAACGCAGCACCCCGTTGCATAGGAGTGAAGATGCCAAGCAAAGCGATCTGGTCTACCGGCTACAAGCCCGTAGCCGCAGACCTCAAGGGTCTGTACAAGTACGAATACGAGACCGAAAAGGGTCTCGTCATCGAGTGCCACCTGGAATACGAAGAGGCCGAGCGTGCCACTTACGACGAGCCCGGCTGCGCTGCAACCATCGAGCTGGTGTGGGCGCTGGTCGAAGGCGTGGACATCGCCGAAGTTCTTGGCTCCGACCTGGTTGCCACCATCGAAGAAAAAGCCCTCGAGAACATGGAAGAAGCTGCAGACGACGATCGCGCGGACATTGCTGCCGACCGTTGGGAAGACTCCAGGTGCGAAGCATGAGCTGCCACGGTGATTGCAATCAAGGCCGCAGCTGCACGTGCTACCGGGTCAACTTCGACCCGCTCGGTGAGCCAGTCGACCAAACACCCCCCTGGCATGCGGCTGACCTTTTGATGGTCGCATTTGCTGTGCTCTGCCTGGTCGGATTTGTATCTGGAGTCTTCCAGTGATAGAGCAATTCAAGAACTTCTGGTACTGGCTGCGCCGCGGCTATTCCATCAAGACCGCGTGGCGTATGGCCACGAACACCCTTTAACCCACCTGAAAGAGATCCATGAGCAATCTGATCACCACACAGATCAACGAGCTGGCCACTCGTTTCGATCTTCCCCAGAGCGAAGAGCTCTACAACGTGCTGAAAGCCACAGCATTCAAAGGCGACGTCACCGACGCCCAGCTCAGCGCACTGCTGATCGTAGCCGGCCAGTACAAGCTGAATCCCTGGACTAAGGAAATTTATGCGTTTCCGGACAAGGGTGGCATTGTTCCGGTAGTCGGTGTTGATGGTTGGACCCGCATCATCAACAGCAACGCGCAGTTTGACGGTATGGACTTCGAGCAGGATGCAGACAGCTGCACTTGCATCATCCACCGCAAAGACCGGGCCCACCCGATCAAGGTAACCGAGTGGATGGAAGAGTGCTCACGCCCTGCTGTCAATGGCCGCAACGGACCTTGGCAGTCTCACCCCAAGCGAATGTTGCGCCACAAGGCAATGATCCAGTGCGCGCGCATCGCCTTTGGATTTGGTGGCATCTATGACGCGGATGAAGCCGAGCGACTCATCGAGAGCCAGGCGCCAGCCATGAAGCAGATCAACCCCGAAACTGGCGAGATCACAGCAAAGGCCCTGCCGTTATACAGCGATGAAGACTTCGCCAAGAACTTGCCAGCCTGGCGCAAGTTGATTGAGTCCGGCCGCAAGACTGCCGGCGACATCATTTTCACGATCTCCAGCAAAGCCCAATTGTCTGAAGAGCACATCGAAATCCTGAAGGCAACCGTAACCCCCGAAACCATCGACGCAGAGTAAACCATGAAACTCCACAACCTCACCCAAGGAAGCCCCGAGTGGCACGCCTACCGAAAGAACCATTTCAACGCATCTGATGCGCCAGCAATGATGGGCGTGTCTGCGTACAAGTCGCGCAGCCAGCTGCTGAAAGAACTGCACACTGGCATGACTGAGGAAATAGACGCAGGAACCCAGCGACTGTTTGACGCTGGCCACCGCTTCGAAGCACTGGCCCGGCCACTGGCTGAGTCGATAATGAAGGAAGACCTTTACCCCATCGTCGGATCGATGGGCGTCTACAGCGCCAGCTTCGATGGCTGCACTATGGGCGAAGACAAGATCTTCGAACACAAGACGCTGAATGCTGAGCTCAAGCAGATCCTGCAGATGGGTGACATCCTACCGCTGCAGTACCGTATCCAGATGGAACAGCAACTCATGGTGTCGGGTGCAGAGGACTGCATGTTCATGGCTAGCAAGTGGGATGGTGATGACCTGGTGGAGGAATGTCACTGCTGGTATTACCCCGATCTGGAGCTGCGCGCCAAGATCATTGCAGGCTGGGAGCAGTTCAGCATTGACCTGGTGGGATTCAAGCCGGAAGAAAAGAAGGTGGAGCATGTCGGTCATACGCCTGACCAGCTGCCCGCGCTGCGCATCGAGGTCACCGGCATGGTTACCGCCAGCAACCTGGCAGAGTTCAAGGCCACTGCCATGGCTGCCATCAGCAATGTGAACCGTGAACTATCCACTGACCAAGACTTTGCAGATGCTGAGAAGTCGGTCAAGTGGTGCGCTGAAGTTGAAGAACGCCTGGCAGCCGCCAAGCAGCATGCACTGAGCCAGACCAGCACCATCGATGAACTGTTCAAGGCCATCGATGACATTGCAGCCGAGGCGCGCCGTACGCGGCTAGAGCTCGATAAGCTGGTGAAGGCGCGCAAGGATGCTGTGCGCATGGAGATAGTCCAAGAAAGCCAGAAGGTACTCGCCGACCACGTTGCTAATCTGAACGTACGGATCGGCAAACCTTATATGCCATTTGTGCAGGCAGACTTTGGTGGTGCGGTGAAGGGCAAGCGCACTATTGACAGCGTGCGAGATGCTGTGGCCACCACGCTGGCCAACGCCAAGATCGAGGCCAATGCCATTGCCGACCGCATCCAGATCAACCTGAATTCAATGCCGGCCACACATGCTGTGCTGTTTGCGGATCTGGCCCAGCTGGTGCTCAAGCCTGCTGATGACTTCCAGTTGGTAGTCAAGAGTCGCATTGCAGAGCACCAAGCAGCCATCAATGCCAAGCTGGAAGAGGAAGCAGCAAAGCAGACTGCAGCCGCAAAGCCTGTGATGGTCATGCACGGCAATCTGCCGGTGAGCATGGAGCAGTTCAACGCAACTTACGCGCCAAAACCTAAGCCTGGCGCTGCACCTGAGCTCAAGCTGGGCAAGATTGCCGAGCGTCTGGGTTTCACACTGACCGCTGACTTTCTGACCACGTTGGGGTTTGAGCCTGCTGGCACTGCCGGTGCTGCAAAGCTGTACCACGAAGCAGACTTCCCGCGGATCTGCGCGGCCCTGATCGATCACATTTCCAGCATCTGTGTGCCAGCATGACTAAGAGTCGCGGAATCCTGCCGCCAAAGATTTTCTGGACTGAGGCCGAGAAGGCGCTGGTAGTCCAGCTCTACCCCAATACCAAAAACTCCGAAATCATCCGGATCCTTGGACGCCACACAGAGAAGTCTGTGTGGGGCATTGCAAACAAATTGGGCGTTAAAAAATCGCCTGAGTATTTAAAAGCACTTGGTGGACAGCTAGATGGAAAGCGCGACAACGGAATGCGCTTTCGCCCCGGTGAAAAGCCATGGTGTACAGGACTGAAATTTCCAGGCAAGACGAGCTCCACCAGTTTTATGAAGGGCCAGAGGCCGCCGAACTGGATGCCTTTAGGGTCGCACAAGCTGAACACCGATGGCTACCTAACGCGCAAGATCCGCGAAGGCAACAACGGTGGACTGAACTGGGAAGGCGTTCACCGCCTGGTCTGGAAGGAAGCCAATGGCTCGATCCCTGCGCGCCATGTCATCACCTTCAAGGCCGGTATGAAAACCACCATCCTGGAAGAAATCACCGCCGACAAGTTGGAGTGCATCAGCATGAAAGAGAACGCGCTGCGCAACAACTATTGGAAAACGGACCCTGAGCTGATGAAGCTGTACCAGCTCAAGGGTGCCATCACTAGACAAGTAAACCGTATTAAGGAGGAACAGAATGCCTAGCCCCCACATTGACCAGGTGCGCCAGTCGCTTATGGACACGCTCGCGGATCTGCGTAACAAAGACAAGCCGATGGACATCGAGCGCGCCAAGGCAATCGCTATGGTTGCATCGGTGATGGTAGACACCGCCAAGGTCGAAAATGAGTATTTGAAGCTGACCGGCCAGGACCGCTCCAACTTTCTGGAGACGCCGCCCGATGATCTGCGCGGCATTCCGCACAGCGATGGCCCGGCTGCGCACAACCCTTTCCCGACCGTGGTGCGCCACCGGCTGCAGGGGTAAGGCATGCCAAACACTGAACCCCGAATGGTCAAGCTGCAGCTCAATACTTCCGGTGCTTGGAAGGACCTGCTGCGCTTCGACATCGATGCAGTGGATGACCAGGCCATCCAGGTTGCAGCCGTGCAACTGGTAGAGCTCGCATATCCAGAAGGACGCGCCAAGCTGCGCATTGCCACCGCTGACGCATGGCAGACCGCGCTGGTGTACTGGGATGGCAAGAGCGGATGGAGGACAGCATGAGATACCCGGCCGACCCGATGAGCATGTTCAAGGCCGTGAACCGCGTCAAGCCCTTCGACGACGACGAGCAACTTCGCCTGAACTTACCCGTTCGCGTGAGCTATGAGTCCATGAAGACCGGCAAAGGATCAGATGACGACTTCCATACCGTCGCTGCCGTTGTCAATGTCGCGATGGTCTGCGCAGAGAAGATCGATCCGCTTGTGCGGGAGACTGCTATTCGTGCGAGGGATGCATTGATCCGCTGCAAGGAACGCCGCGTGCGCACTGGAAGATGGGGCTTCGACGGACCAGCACTGATGGATATACCTCCCTGCCTGGATCTGCACGAAGACCTGGTGGCCAATCAGACGCCGCTGCAAATGCAAAAGGCTATGACGGAAGTTCTAAGGCGCATGGATGCTGGAGTGATCGAAGGATGACCATTAAAGAAACCATCCTGCCGCTGGCAATAGAAAAGAAGTGGGGCATGGACATAACAGGTATGGTATTTGGCAGGCTCACAGTTACAGAAGTGCTGAAAGTCCCACATAAAAGGACGAGATGCATATGTCAATGCTCCTGTGGAAATACCATAAACGTAGTCCGAGAATCCGTAGTGTCTGGCAATACCAAAAGCTGCGGGTGCTTTAAGCTGGAATCTGAAACTTCTAATAGCAAAACCCACGGAATGTCTGAGACAGCGGAGTTTCGCGCATGGTGGGCTATGTGGAGAAGGACTACAGATAAAAGCCACAAGAATTACGACTTGTACAAAGATCGTACTCCTCCAGAAATATGGAGAGACTTCCAAGTATTTTTTGCTGAACTGGGGTCGAGGCCATCACCAAAGCATTCTCTTGACAGAATAAATAATGACCTACCGTATGGCCCCGGCAATTGCCGTTGGTCTACACAAAAAGAACAGGTCAACAACACAAGCACAAACAAGATGCTGACCTACCAAGGCGAGACAAAGACTGCTGCTCAATGGGCTGAGTCGCTTGGCATTCCAAAGCAAACGCTTTACAGCCGCCTTTATAGGGGAGTACCTGTTGATGTTGCGCTTTCCACTCCCGCACAACAAAGGTTTTGATATGAACAAGGAAAATTTACTAAGTCTCGCTGATGCGTATGCAGCAGATATGTGCGGCTTTACCGCAGCAGGCTATTCAATTGATGACGCTGATGATGTCGCAGAAAAAGCTATGCGGCACTCTGATAGTTTCAAAGCCCGAGCCGCCCTGTGCGCCGCGCTCGATGCCGCTGACCGAGAGGTTGAGACATTGAAGTACAACGTAGATACATGGTACGAACGCTTTATGGAAGCTGCCAAGCGTTGCCATGAACTGCAAGCACTTGACGCTGACCGTGCAGCATTGGGAGAAGATCGTGCCAACTAACCTCGACCTTGAGAATCTATCGGCAAATCTCCGCGCCCACAAAGACTACACCCGCGCAGTTATCAGTGAGCGTGATGCGCTACAGAAGCAAGTGCAGGAGCAAGCCTTGCAGATCATTTCACTGATTGGACAGGAGTTTGAATCGTGATCTCAGAAAGACTTAATCAGTTTGGGAGAATAGTCCAAGGCCCGGATGTGCAAGTCACCTTCCGTGACCTGACAGGGACAACGTATGTGCTGCCTGTGAAGCACATCGACTATGAAGTGGGGTTTGTTCGCATCCAAGTAGGGGTTATCCCAAAACAGATGCACGACCAAGATGGTCTACGCAAGGCAGCACAGCAGGCGCTGGACTGTCTTGATGCAGGCTACACAATAACACCCACAAGCAGTTTACGAGAAGCACTACGCAAGGAGCTAGGCCATGTCTGAATTCCTCACATCCACAGACCTGCACCGGCTTACCGGCTACGCACGCCAAGGCAAGCAAGCCCAGTGGCTCAAGGAGCAGGGCATTCCCCACCGCGTGGATGGGGCCCGGGTGATCGTCACCACCAAGCATGCGACAAACTGGATCGAAGGGCGTACAGTGGTTGGCCCGGGTGAATTTGACTGGAGTTCAGTGAAATGACAAACAAGAAGCCACGCCTGCGCACCCACACCCGCAAAGGGAAGAACGGCCAGGTGTGGACATGGTGGACATACGATCAACGCCCCCATGGGCCTGAGATCAGCCTTGGAAGCGATTACGTCAAGGCGCTGGAGCAATGGGATCTGCTACACAACAAGAAGCCGCTAACCATTGGCCGGGTCCAGCAAGCGATCGACCAGTGGCGCGCGGACGTGCTGCCAACTTATGAGAGCGCAGAAACCCGCAAGGGCTACACCAAGCAGCTCGCGCGGATCGAGGCGTGGTGCGGAAACAAGGCCTGGTACGAAATCACCCTTCCGGTCATGCGCCAGTACCTCAAGAAACGCAGCGCCAAGACCCAGGGCAATAGAGAAATGGCAATCCTGTCCATTCTCTGGTCTTATGCAAGGATGGAAGGCATGACCGAATTGCAGTGGCCGGCTGCCGGTGTGAAGGACTGGAAGAATCCGGAAGTCGAGCGTGAATTCGAGGTCACCGACGAGCTGTTCAATGCGGTCTATGCTTGTGGCGATCAGATCCTCAAGGATTGCATGGACATCGCTACCACTACAGGGATGCGCCTGACTGA